CCTCAGTTTGGTGCTGAAAAAACAAGTTTAGGTGTAAATTATGGTGCATTAACTTCAATATTGATTGAAGCAATAAAGGAGTTAACTGCGAAAGTAGAAAAACTGGAGAAAAAATAATGGCAGTTAAATCATCAGGCGCAAATTTATCAATACAAGGTGACATTGTTGCTGAGTTTGGTGGTTCAGCACCTCATGCACTAAGTGAATACTATGGTGGTGGTGGACTTGTACCAGCGGGTGCAAATCCAGGTGTTGCAACATCAGGTCAGATAAACATCGGATCATTTTATGGCACAGTAGCGGCTACTGTATTAACTATATCTAGTAATACCAATGACTATAACATTAAAACTGCAGCAGTTGCGGCAGGTGGTGATACTAGTACACCAGTTATATTAACTATTAATAGTGGTGTAACAGTTGGATCGACATCAACAAGCACACCGGCTATGAAAACTGACACAGGTTGGTCTAATGGTGTAACAATTAATATTACTAACAATGGCTCTATTGTAGGAGCTGCAGGCGCTAATACAACAACCAATCCTTCTAGTGGAGGTGGCAACGGAGGTGGTGGCACAAATCATCCAAATCAGGGTGGTCAATTTCCACCGGGTTCAGCAGGTCAAGGACATTCAGGATCAGCTTCATCATCTAATAATGGTGGTGTAGCATTTGAACATTCGCAAACTGGCGATAATAATCTTTCTGTAATTTTTGATACAGCGGGAACTAGAACTGGTGGAGCTGCTGGCACAGCTACCTTTGTTGGAAATGGAGGTGGCGGCGGAGGTGGCGGCTCAGCTTTTGCAACACCACACAGGTTTGGTACCGGCGCAGGAGGAGGTGGCGGCGCAAATGGTGGTACAGGCGGCCCAGCATATGGAATGCATTGGCATAGTGCAATGCGAGGCGATAATGGTGGATCAACAACAGGTGGTGAAGGTGGACAACCTTACAACCCTGGTCAAGCAATAGGTGGTGTTGGTGGTGATGGTGGAGATATAGGGCAAGCAGGTCAGAACGGACAAGCGGGTAACCCATTATCAGCCGGTCCATATACACCTACATCAGCATCAGCAGGTGGAGCTGCGGGTTCAACAGGAACAGCGTCAGGATCAGCAGGTTCAGCACTATCAGGAAATACAGGACAAATATCATAGGAGTAAAACATGGCAACATTGACAGCAAGAAGAACTGAAGGAGGTCAATTTACTCCTGACGATACTATAGAAGTAACATTTGATTATGATGGAACTTTAATATACTGCGTACACTATTTAGAAATAGTTAGTGGCGCAGAGGTTACACATGGTGGTGGAGCATCATCATCTACACCATTACATTACAAAGCAATAGAAAGAGATGCAGATGGTGATGGTGTAATTGATTACAGCACCGTTACGATGAAACTAGTGCAAACAGAAAAAGGTACTGCTGTAGTTAAGGCTTGTGCAAAACTAATAACTCAAGCAGATTGGAATACTTACAACACTAATCTTACTAATTGGTTAACAGCTAATTGCACACCGTCTGATACAGTAGAGCGAGAAGAAAGCGAAGGATTTAGGCATTCAGATGGTAAAACGTATATAGCTAACGATGGTGTTTCAATGGATGATAGACCACTACCACCTGCTGAAACTGAGTATAAGACAGGAGATATTACTTTAGTATATACAGACGATGATCCTGTCTAAATAATGTAATACACGCAAAAGGAGGATTGCATGATAGATCATTTATTTCCTATACCTATAGGCATATATGAAAGAACATTAAAAATTACAGATGATGAATTAAACTTCATCAAAAACTTAGAACGTAGATCAAACAAATCTAACGATACGACAGTTGATAGTTTTATATTACAGAATAAAAAACTAAATAATCTGTACAAATTTTTTAAACAATGTTTAGATGAATATCTAGAGCAAACTATAGCGCCTGATCAAGAACAAATACAATTCTATATAACACAATCTTGGGCAAACTACACAAAAGGTGGCGAATATCATCAATTACATAAACACCAAAATTCTATAGTATCAGGTGTTTTTTATCCACAAGTTGAAGAAAACGATAATATTACGTTTCGCAATTATGACGAAACAGCAGGTACACAGTTACCATTGTTAATACATCCAGTTTCATTTAATAGATACAACTCTGTGACGTGGAAATACCCTGTAAAGGTAGGTCAGTTGTATTTATTTCCTAGCGCTTTACAACATTGCGTTGAAACATTACCAAAAGATCAAGAAACAACAAGAATTTCATTATCTTTTAACACTTGGTGTCAAGGTCAATTAGGTGATCCTACTCAGCTCAATGCATTAAATCTTATAAAGGAGGAAAGATATGATATTGCTGAATAAACTGACAACACATGAAAAACAAAAAGAAATTTTGTTAGATAGAATAGAAAAATACAAGCTGAAAAAAAATTGCATATTGCCTACGAAATATGCTTCAAAAAACAATGATAACCGTGTTTACTCAGATTATCATTTTAATAATACAGAAAAATTATTTAAAGACGATTTTTTTGAACACAAAGAGTTAGTAGAATTGTTAGCTAATATTGGCACAACAATGCACATGAATATGTTTGGTAATTTTTCAGTTAATAGAGATGATGCATGGTTTCAACAATATAGTGAAAATTCAGAACATACGTGGCATAACCATTCAAGAACACAGTTTACTAATATTTATTTTCTTGAGTTGCCTGACACAAAATACAAGACAGAAATTTGTGGACTCAATGGTAAATTAATTGAGTACGAAGCAGAAGAAGGTGAAATATTAACCATGCCTGCGTTTTTGTTACACAGATCGAAACCTAACGGATCAAAGCGTAAAACAATTTTATCTTTTAATACTAATTACCAAAGTGCTTAGATGAATAAACTACATTTATTAGCAGGTTTGCCAAGAACTGGAACAACAGTATTAGGCGCTATATTAAATCAAAACCCTGAAATGTATGTGTCTACAACATCGTCTTTTGTCGAATTGTTATGGCGAAATTATTCATTATGGTATGACGAAAAAGAAATACCATGCTTAGACACACAAGCTATAAAAAGAATGAAACATGAGTACCTCAGAAACGTAGGCAACATATGGTTTGAAAATTTAACAGAAAAAAACATAGTTATAGACAAAAGACGTATATGGCACAGCATCCCAAACATAAAAATGTACAAAGAAATATATGGAGTCAAACCAAAAATTATCTGTACAGTAAGAGATATAGCAGAAATTGTTGTGTCGTTTATGAAAGTATTTGAAGCGAATGATGAACTTTTTGTGCATCACAAATCTTTAAACGGTGAAATGTATGGGGTAGTATATGATCGTTTAAAAGAAACTTTTTTTGATAGCTATTTTACTGAGTGTATACATATTGTTGAATACAACGACATTTGTAACAATACAGAAAAAACATTAAAAAACATTTACAAGTTTTTAGAAATTGAACCGTATAAGCACGATCTTAAAAACATTGAAGTTTTTGAACAAGAAGGTAACCATCATTTTAAGAACTTACATGATATAAAAGGCACTTTAAATCCATCAGAAACAAATTTATTAGATTATTTGACACCACATGAAATTGACAAATACAACGCTGATATATTTTGGAAAACAAACGGATGATTAATTTTGACAATGTAGACGATTATGTTGTTACAGATAACTTTATGCCAAAAGCATTTTGTGAAGAATACATAGAAAAAATTACAAAGCACAAGTGGGAAAAACACGTATGGACACAACACGACAAACCTGATGAGTTTTTTTCAAGAGAAAATGAAGAATTAGATGTGCTTGATATACAAGGCGAATTGCACGAATTACTAAGTCCTTATGTTTTTCAAGCTATAAATAACTATCAGTCTAAATTTCAGACACCTGAAATGAAAGTACAAGCTGTACCGATAGGTCAATATTCAACTCCACGTTTAAATAGATACTCAAAAGGTCAAGGTATGGCAAAACATCAAGATCACATCAGCTCTCTGTTTAAAAATTGGGAAGGAATACCAGTTTTGAGCATAGTAGGTGTATTTAATGATGACTATGAAGGTGGTAATTTTATGTTGCGAGATAAAAAAATTGACTTGAAAACAGGAGATATATTGATGTTTCCATCATTGTTTATATACACACATGAAGTAACTTTAGTTACAAAAGGTGTTCGTCATTCTTTTGTAAGCTGGGCATACTAGGTTAAACTATGAATATGAAAACAAAATTAGCCTTATTTTTAATAGTTTTTGTGTTTCCTGTACTTGCAGTTGACGAAAGCTCAATAACGCAAAATACGACATCTACGGTGACTACAAAGTCAGAAAACGAAACTACAGTTTACTCACCACCACCAAGCGCCATATCACCAAACGTAGGTGGCACAAATTCAGATTTATGTACGATCTCATCTAGTGGTGCTATGGGTACACAAATATTTTCATTAAGTCTAGGTGCTACATATACTGAAGAAAATTGTATAAGACTGAAAATGGCTAAGACATTGTATGATTTTGGTATGAAGGTTGCCGCAGTAAGCCTTTTGTGCGCTGATCCTTCGGGTGAAGTGCATCGCAGTATGGCTATGGCCGGGACTCCCTGCCCCTATATGGGTTTAATAGGCTCAGAGGCTACTGCAGCATGGGAGGTGCATAGCGATGAAATTCCTGTTCCTAGCATAGACTTGCAAAAAACTACGGAGGAGAAAAGAGATGATGTTATTAAGATCATGGGCGCTATTGCTTCTGCTTTTTTGTTCTTCTAGCGTAACTGCTTACAGTTTTGGCTACACACCTAACGTAGCTATTAGTGGCTTAGAATGGACAATGACTCCTACTTATCTTGGTGCTAATGGTATTGGTGGTATGGATGTATCAGGTGTCACTTACAAATACACACCAATAAAAAACAAAGAAGATGATTACGTTGTTACTCTTGAGAATGACAAAGTAGGTGGTGGTTATGTGTTTCAAGACAAACAAGATTGGTCACAACGAGAAGGTGGTATTGAGGTAAGAAGAACTATTGCTTTGCCATACACTCCTATTGCAGTATTTGGCGATGGTAGGCTAAAGCAAGAAGGCACAGGAAGTATAGAAAATGCTGATGTTAGATATATCTATAGGTTTGATCCCTGCTTTGATCCTCAGAGCGATCCTAATTGCCCCGGTTATAAAAAACCTAAACCACCTCCATTGCCTAAAATTCCTGAGTACGATGCGTTGCAAGATGAGTCAGTAGCTATAGCACAAGCTGAAACAGACAAAAAACTAATAGAAGAAGAACAAGCAAAAAAAGAAGAAGATGAAGAGGAGGAAAAAGAATCACTAGAGGTTATGTTAGCTGATGTAGAAAACGCTATAACAATGGCAAACGAAATATCGCAATCAATTGTATTACAACAGCTTAATAAAGTAACAAATTTAACAAACTACTATGCATCCACTATACCTGACAACTACTACCCTGATGCTGTAGCTTTACAAGGTGGTACGATAGTGGATAATAGGAGAGCATTAAGGAGCTTATCGCAAGATGCGAGAATGAACGAAATGATAGAGGAGCAATACAAATGAAAAAACTATTAATCGCACTTAGCTTTATACTTAGTGCAACACCAATACTAGCGATAGACATAAGTGGTAGCGTGGAGAGTAGATGCACAATTGCTGACGTAACAGAAGGTCGTTACGGTAACCCAAACGCTTATACACTTACAACTGATCCCGCAAGCAACGGGGTAGTCCCGGTAATACGGGCAGATACCACTTTAGCTAATGCCTATCATTTGAATGTGAGTTACCCCACTAGCTTCAGCTCAAGTCCATCTTTGTCAGACAATGTGACGTGGACTGGAGCTGTGTCTGTAAAGGCAACAGGTGAGAGTGGCATGAGCGGGTACCATGCGGCTTCTACTACTACAAATGGAGGGGCAACAAGACAGTACGCACTTAGCGTAGCAGGTAGTGTGTGGATACAGTCAACATCAGTAGCTGTATATGGTGGTAATAGAGCGTTTCCGGGTGGTACGTACAAAGCAGTTGTTGTAGCCGAATGCGTTGCTCAATAGGTATATGTTTATTACTGTTAAATTTTGCAGTACATAGTCACGAACAGACTCCTACCTATCCTACTTGGAAAACGAGTGGTATAGATGGAATAAAAAAAACAAATATTAGGGTATGGAATAAAAGACCTGACATAGAATATTATGAGATAGGAGTGTTTGAGAAGGACTTAGAAACACCAATTCCTTTTGTCACAGCCTATAAAGTTATTCCTCTCGCATATTTAAAAGAAGTAAAGTTTGATATATACATTAGGGAAAGTAACATAGAAGAAGCTAGATACGTTTGTAGTTTGTCTAAATTAAGGAGTAGCAATGAAAGTCAAACATTGTTAGTTACAAGAGTATGTTCAAAATTCAAATAAAATGGTTGTTGTTATTTATGTTGAGTACACAAGCTGTAGCTAACAGTAGCACTTCACTTAATTTACAATTGCCAAGTAGTGGATCATCTTTTGGTACAGATAGTTTTAAAAGTGGCTCGTTAGATTGCTCTAATAGCATAGGCGGTAGCCTTTTGTTTGATATGGGTATGACTGGCATTGTGAACAACGCAGTAGCACCTATCATAGGTAAACCCGATCCACTTAATCCTGAAACAAAACAATTAGGTTTGTACGCAAGAATAGTGATACCGTTAGATGCACCTCGCCAACGGATCGAATGTAGTAAATTATTTAACCTAGAACTTCAGGCTAGACGATTGGAAGTTGAAAAGTTGCGCCAAGAAATAGAACTGCTAAAATCTATGCAAGAAGGAGAAGGATTTGACAACTGATCTAGGTGACAAGGTAGCAGAGATTGAAGGTTTAGTTGATAAACCACTTAAACTAGGTAGCTTACGGTTTACATACACACAGC